GGGCTTCGTCCGCCGGGCGCGACGTACCTCGGAAGGACGTACTGATGCCCAGCACTACAGTGACACCTGCGCCCGTCGCTTCCGGCGAGCGCGATTTGAAGCGTCACATCGAGCTGTTCTTCGAGGGTGTCAAGCGCATCAGCACCGACCACATGCAGGCCAACTTCCCGACGCTTTCGCTGCCCGTCTTCGAGCTGCAGGAGTTGAACAAGCGCTATCGCATCATCCGCGATCATTCGGCGTTCTGCTTCGTGGACAAGGCGACGGGCGATGTCCTGAAGTCGGCCAGCTGGGCAGCGCCCGCAAAGCACGCCCGCGGCAACATCTACGACGAGCACAACGGACTTTCCCGCATCACGCCATACGGCGTCGAATATCTGAGGTAAAACGCCTATGACCCACAAATCAATCCCGATCTACAAGCGCGACACCGCCGGCAAGATCCGCACCTGGCAGGTCGAAGTCGAAGGTCCGGCATACCGCGTGATCGCTGGTATCCAGGGTGGCAACCTCGTAACCAGCAAATGGAAGACGGCCAAGCCGAAGAACGTTGGCAAGAAGAACGAGACCACACCGGAGCAGCAGGCGCAGCTCGAAGCGCTCGCGGATCACACCGCGAAGCTCAAGCGCGAGTACCGCCGCACGATCCCGGAACTGGAGTTTGTCCCGAACGGCCCCATGCTGGCGCTGGGCTACGACGATCTGAAGGAGCCGCTTGAATTTTGGAAAGGCGTCTACAGCCAGCCGAAACTGGATGGTATTCGATCCATGAAGAACCTAAAGCTCGGCGCCTCGACCCGCGAGTTACAGCCGCACCTCAACTGCGGACACCTGATGACGGCCCTTCAGCCGCTGTTCGCCAAGTATCCCGGCATTGAGTTTGACGGCGAGCTGTACAACCACGATCACCATGACGACTTCAACGCGATCGCACGACTGGTCCGCAAGGAAAAGCTGAACGCGGAACAGAAGGCCAAGATCGAGAGCACCCTGCAGTTTCATGTCTACGACCTCCCCAGCGATGGCGATGTATTCGGAGGCCGGACGGCTCGGCTCAAGGACTTAATCGAGAGCCTGGGACATCCAATGATCGTCTACGTCCCGACCGAGAAGGTTAAAGACCAGGATCACCTGGATGCGCTCAATGTCCAGTATGTCGAATACGGCTACGAGGGGCAGATGGTTCGTCTGGATATCTGCTCTTATGAGTTCGACGTCCGGTCGAAATCACTGCTGAAGCGCAAGAGCTTCATCACCGAGGAGTTCTCCCTGATCGAGATCGGGGCCGGCGAAGGAAACTGGGGCGACATGGCAAAGTGGACGACGGTCCAATTGCCGAACGGCAAGACCTGCGAAACCGGCATGCGTGGTAACCAGGATTTTGCAAAGGAGCTGCTCGCAAACAAGTCGAAATACACCCAGGCAACAATTCGCTACTTCGGCTACACGCCGGACGGAAAGTTGCGCTTCCCGGTGGCGATCGACTTCCACGAGAACGGGAGGGTGGACTGATGCCGAAGAAAGAGCTGACGAAAAAGCAGGAGACGATCGTTACCACGATGCTCTCCGGCGGCTCACATCATTGGTCGGACTCCGGCGTATCTAACTCGATGCGCCACCTACACGATGCAGGCTTAGTGACATCGCCCTACGGTGTCACGATCAACACAGAGGCGGTCACGGAAGCTGGCCGCAAGGCCTTTTTCCGCGACAATCCCGAGGTGTTCTGCATGCGGGATCTGGGAAGCTGCTGGGTCATTTTCGAAGCCGGCAAGGTCGTAACCAAGATGTACGACGAAGCTGTCGCCAAGCGGCTTGTCCAGGGGCTCCGGCTCCTTCGGACGGCTGAAGCTACTCCCCAGCCCGCCTGAGCTTCTTCGGCCTCTTGGGTACCAGGAGGCCGATACAGTCGTCTTTTTCCATAAAGATGACGCCATAATTGAAGAAGGCTCGTTCGACGCTGGCATAGGAAGACCGACGCGGGTCTCCGGTGTTGTTCTCAAGATCGATCAGCGTCGCTCGCGATATCGCGGCGGCCTGACACAGCTCTATCTGGCTCATCCCCAGCATCGCCCTAGCGGCCTTAATCTGCCGACCTTCGATGGATGGGGAATGAGGAAGATCTTCTGTCACTGATTACTCCAAGTTGTGGCATTTGCGCCGGATGCCGAGAAATCTCGAAAGACGCAAAATGTCAAGTTCCGCGCCTTCGTTCGAATTATCACTTGATCGAATGCAAATAAGTGCTAACGGTATTCCAATGTCAACGCACAGGACTCGTCATGCTCAATATCACGTCAATCCCGACGTCCACCTTCATCCCTTCGCCGCAGCAGGCAGACTTCATCAATTTTGCAGAGAGCGGAAGTGGTTCCTGCGTTCTCGAAGCCGTGGCCGGCGCAGGTAAGACGACTACCATTTTGCAGGCTGTCAAGAAGACGGCTGGTTCCGCGATCATCCTGGCCTACAACAAGAAGATTGCGGAAGAACTTAAAGAAAAGCTGAAGCGCGACGGCGTTGACTGGAAAAAGGCTGAGGCTGCTACAGTTCACTCGATCGGCTTGCGCGCGTTCCGAAAACGGTTCCCTGGTGCCGGCGTCAACGAGAACAAGATCGCCAACCTTTGGTCCGGCGAAGAGCAGGCTGGCAACATCCCGATCGCTCTCAAGCTGCACGTTTCAGCAGTCTGCCAGCTGATCTCACTCGCCAAGCAGAACGGCTTCGGCGTTCGCGGCATCATCGAGATCGATGACGTCGAAGCGTACATCGAGATGATAGAGCACTACGATATCCTCGACAGCGGCATCAGCCCGGGCGTCACGTTTGATATCATCTCGACGGCCATTCGGCTGCTCAAGATGTCCAACGATATCACCGACGTCATCGACTTCGATGACATGGTCTATATGCCGCTGGTCCATAACGTCCGGTTCTGGCAGTACGACATCGTCGTCATGGACGAGGCGCAGGATACCAATACGGTACGCCGCGAGATCGTGAAGCGACTGCTTAAGCGTGGCGGCCGGTTCTTCGCTGTCGGCGACAGCCGTCAGGCGATTTACGGCTTCACCGGCGCATCGTCCGACGCGCTGGAGATCATCAAGCGTGAGTTTGGTGCGATCCAGATGCCGCTCACGGTCACCTACCGATGCCCCAAGGCCGTGGTGGAGTTCGCCAGGCGCTGGGTCGATCACATCGAGGCACACCCCTCGGCACCCGAAGGTAAGCTGTCGGCTTCTACCTTCGAGGACTTCATCACCCGCCAGGATCTGAACCGCGACGCCGCGGTGCACTGCCGGAACACCAAGCCGCTGGTGAAGGCTGCTTTCGCACTGATCCGCGCCAAGGTTCCCTGCCGGATCGAGGGACGCGACATCGCCGAGGGCCTGAAGAAGCTGGCCCTTCGCTGGAAGTCTGCGAAGACGCTCGGCCAGTTGTCCGATCGCCTCAAGGAATACCAGGAGCGCGAGGTCGCCAAGGCGCTTGAGAAGAAAAAGGAGACTCAGGCGCAGCAGATCGAGGACAAGGTCGACACGCTCCGGGTTATCATGTCCCGCGTGCAGGAAGACGGTCGCAACGACGTCGACGCGGTGGTCGCCTACATCGACCAACTGTTCGGCGACAACGTCTCCAGCGTCCTGACGCTCTCGACGATCCACAAGTCGAAGGGCCGCGAATGGAAGCGTGTCTTCTGGCTCGATCGCGTCAACACCTGCCCGTCTCGCTACGCCACTCAGGAATGGCAGAAGGTGCAGGAACACAACTTGTGTTACGTCGCGGCAACTCGGGCCATGGACGAGTTGATCGAATTACTGCCGCCAACAGAAAAGAAAGCAGCAAACGAGAACAACAAGCCGACGCAGGAAAAGGCCGCGTGATGCAGGTCCACTATTCGTTCGGTCCGGCGCCGGCCGGCGTGGACGTGTTGTGGCGCTGCGAGGCCAAGCGCTACTCGGTCGTGATCGATGCCGATGCCGACATCTACGGCGTCAGCGATCCGCGCCTGGAGATGACATGGTGGCGCATCGATCGAAGGACACCGAAGGGTGCCTGGGTCGGCGGCCAGTTCATCCGTCTCACCGCTTTCAAGCGGTGGGCCTGCAACACTGAGGAGGAGGCGTTCGCCTCCTTCATCGCCCGGAAGAAAAAGCACATCGCAATTCTCTCCTCTCAGCTGAGACGGGCAGAGGCCGACCTGGCACTTGCCTTGGCTCCCGCTCGTCTCGTCGCTTGATTGAATGCAAACGAGGTCACCAATGCAAGGTTTCGTCTTCTATCGCGGCCCGTCGATGATCGACGGCAAGCCCATCGTCGCTATCGCCTCCGGATACGAGTCCGGGGGCGCTAATTCCAAGACCGGCCACATGGTGCAGATCTACATCATGCGCGGCGACATGAACCCGTTGAAAGCCGTCCAGACCGGCGAGGACGTTTCGATCTGCGGTAGCTGCAAGCACCGCGGTCAGATCGTCGCGGACCCGGTTACCGGCGAGCGCTCGAACACCGGCCGGTCCTGCTACGTGACCCTCTTCCGCGGCCCTCGCGTGGTCTACGACGCGTTTCAGCGCGGCGTCTATTCAGACGTCACTCCGGCGCAGGCACGCAAGCTGCTGGCCCGCAGGCGCGTTCGGCTGGGCGCCTACGGCGATCCCGGCGCAGTGCCTATGGCAGTTTGGGAGCTAGCTCTCGATCGCGTCGCCGACCTCAATGGCTACACCCATCTGTGGCGCGAGTTTCCGACGATGTCGGCATTCTCGATGGCGTCTTGCGACACCGAAGAAGAGCGCGCCGAAGCCAAGGCGCTGGGCTTTCGCACCTTCCGCGTCCGCGGCAAGACCGAGCCGGTGCTCAAGGGCGAAGGTCGCTGCCCCGCATCCAAGGAGATGGGAAAGGCCGTGCAGTGCACACAGTGCATGTTGTGCGGCGGCGCGAAGACCAACGCCAAGGCGGACATCACCATCATCGCTCACGGTGTCGGATCAGGACACTTCGAGCGCTCGCTGAAGGCATGATGCCATGCCCGCACGCAAGAAGTTCCTCTGGGAAGACACCACCCGCATCGTCGACACCGACTTCGACAACGACGACCTGGGAGACCTGTTCAGAGTCTCAATCGAGGGCCGCGTCTCGTCGGCTCAGATCCGCGATTACGCCCGCAGCAGATCCCGCAGCGACAGCTACGACGAGGTGGATTTCGGATGAAGTTCAACGTCAACGATGAGGTACGCGTCAAGCTGACCTCCTTCGGCCGGTCCATTCATCGGCTGCAATGGGAAGCGCGAGAGCAGAGTGTTCGGGAGCTGCTCGGCGCCTACGAACCTCCGATCGAGGACTCGGAGGGCTGGTCCACATGGCAGCTGTGGGAGTTGATGCACAGCTTCGGCGCTCACTGCTTCAACGGCTGCATCATCCCGTTCGAAATGCAGATCGACATCATTACACGAGGAGAAAAACCATGAAGGTGAAGGAGAAGGACGAAGCGATGGTCCGTAAGGTCATCGCCGACGCCCTGGCTGCCGGCTACACGCTGAGCGTCTGGGACGGCGAGGAAGAAACGCTAACCAACAGTAGCGACGCAGATGCTCTGTTCAAAGCGATGATGACGACCGACCAGGACCATCTCTACTTTCTGCGAGATGGAAAGAGTGTCGGCTGGGTGTTCTTCGTCTATGGTGAAAGTGGTTGGGACGTTATCAACGACTACACCGTTAATCTTGAAGAGGTGCTGAAAGGTGCTGATGCGCTGTCCGACGAGTTGGCCGATGCTTGACGTCACAGCGTTTGGCTTCACGCTGGGTCAGCGCGTTCGAATGCTGACCGAGTCTGAGGGCGAGGATCATCTCGGTATCGAGCATAGGCTGCCGCCTGGTGCCATAGCCATCATCGATCAGATGGAGTTCAAGATCGGCGATCCGGATTGGTACAGCTTCACGCTGTGGATTCCGATCGACGAGTCGAAAGACCGAGGAATCGTTAACGTGCTAGACCCGAGTGATGGGCCAATCACCGATTTCATCACGCCAATTGACGCGCCGCAGCAGGAGAAAATCGCTTGAGCAAAGAGAAACTTTACGTCGTGTACTCGCTAACGCCGGGCGCGAAGGAATGGGTTGAGGTGACCAAAGAGCCTGTGGCACGCGGTGCCGCAGCGCTGGCTGTTGCTAATGAATGGCAGAAGCACAACTTCGCCCGTGCTCTATCAGTGCAGATTTCTAAGGCAGCCTAATCGTTAACGATAGAGGCACAGTTCACAAATCCCAATATGGACATCGAGAGCGTGATCACCCACATACGATCCTTACTGATCGAGAATCAAAATGCCGACAACCAAGAAAAAGGCGTCTAAGAAGTTTTTGAACGGTCAGGATTTCAGATCCTGGCGAGTAACGCGGGAGCTAACGCTCCAGCAGGTTGCAGACATGCTCGGCATGACTGCACAGGGCGTGGCTAAATATGAGTCGCGGGGGGCCACAAGAACAACGGCGCTCGCTTTATCGGCAATTGAGAAGGGGTTGAAGCCCTGGCATCCGAAGACCGACAAGGCCCGCACCACAATCAGGAGTGAACGGCCCAATGAAATCCAGCGCAAAGAAGGTTGTGGCTGAGGAAACCAGTCCTCGGTATCGATCGATCAACGCTCAATTCGCAGCCCGGCTGCCGGCTATCGTCGAAACCATTGCTCAGGGATCGAGGTTCTCGAAAGAGAATCTGGACAAAACGGTCACGGCAGTCGAGGAATTTCAGGACTATATTACCTTCGAGATCAAGAAGGTGGAGCTGGATATTGCTCATCTCGAATGGAATTCGCGCACCAATCCCGAAGAGTTAGCACATGCGAAGGCTTGGCTTAGCCGACTGCGCGAGCTTCAGAAGAAGTACCAGGTTGACGGCATTCTTCAGTCGGTTGTTTTCCTCACCGAGCTGCGCCGAGCGATCCAGCTTGATTTAATGTAAGAAAGGGCCGCTTGTGGGCGGCCCTCAATTACGCGGTCTTCATCGCAACCATGACGATGGCGAGTTCGCCGATATCGTCGAAGCCGATTTTCTCGTCATCCTTGGCAGGCATCGATTTCGAGAGAGTCAGGCCGTTCTCGTTGAGGCCTACCAATATCCGAACGCGAGCGCGACCAGACTTGTCGGTGACCACCAGAATGTCACCCGCGATCGGATCACGGCTCTTGCTGGCGAACATGAGCGAGCCAGCCTTGAACCACGGATCGAGAGAGTCGTCCGGCATATAGAAGCCGAACGCGGTATCGTCATCCTTGAGCTGCGGCGGGACCGCCACCTGACCTGTTCGCTTCGAACCCGTCGTACTCTGCAGCGACGTCGGCAGCGCAGAGAAATAGCGCAGATCGACCGTCGCAGCAGCGTGCGACCTGGACGAGCTGCTGGGCTTCTTCTCTTCACTCGTTGCAGGCTGAGCCTGGCGGAGCAACTCGGTGATCTCGCTCGGGATGGGAAGGTTGCTCGCCTCGGAGATCTTACCCAGCGTCTTCATCGAGGGCACGAACTGATACTTCTCGTCGTTCAGGAGGCGCAGGATGGTTGACGGAGAGAGGCTCGCCTTTCGAGCCAGGTCCGTGCCTGTCCAATTCTTCCGATCGAGGATCGCCTGGATCCAGTCGACAACAACGTCCTTGGCGGACTTCATAGGGGTGGCAGCCATTACATCGGGCATGGGAATCTCTATCGGTAGTCGCTGAATAAAAGTAGAGGCGCAAGAAAAAATTTGCTTTGGTTCGAAGACAAACGTCGTCGTTTGCACTCACCGAGCACACCCTTCGATCTTCTGCAGAAGTCAGTCTCGACTTGCACTTGCATTCGCCCCGTTTGTAATCAAGCTAACGGCCTGACATACGACAGGTTTCGAGCTAATGCAAAGAAAATTTCTGTTCACGGAATGTTCTGCTATTGACTCCGAGAGCAAAATGCTCTCTGAGCCTTACGAAACAAGGGGTTTTAAGCCGCGATGTTGGCGGCGGCCCTTAGCATTGGCAGAACGGCTTTGAACTCGGGAGTTCGAAGTCCTGCATGAACGATTGCACACGAATCAGCGACATGCTCGTTGTCATCATGCAAATCGCCGGCAGTTCGAACGACCTTGCCGCGACTCGAGTCCTTCTCGTAGCGCTGCCATTCAACTTGTGGATAAAGATCGGCCGCCCAGGCGATGATCTCCGGCTTGTCCGCCTTTTTGCCGAGGCCAGTGGCCTCCTTCGTCTCAGAGGGCATGACCTGGAATAGTGGGATGGGGCACGAGGCAAGCACGCCGATCGCGATCCCGAAGCCCATTGCAGCCCGCGCCATCTGCGTCCCTGAAGGTATTTCGGCAAAGGCGTAGGTGCAGCCCTCCATCTGTTTGTGGAAGCCCTGATACAGCTCGACAGCGCGGCGCATGTCGTCCGAGTTCTGCCGGATCACCTTGCGGGTCTGCTTCAGCTTCTCGGTGGTGAGCGTGGTGGCGCTCTCGATCTTCAGGCTGAGGTCAGTCAGGTCGAGATCGAAACGGGCAAAGCCCATGTTGGCGAATGCGGCATCGACTCCGACCACCTTGATGATGGAACCGGCAGGCTTTCTGAGGAGCTTCATCGCTGTCCTTTGTGGGGCGTCGCAGGGTCGCAACTAAATATCGTGTCTTGCCCTGTCATTCGAATTAGTGCTAATTACAACGGTCCATGCAAATGGTCAATCCCAGGAACTGCACATGAGCTTTGAACAACTAGCCTGGGCTCGCCGGATCGATACCGGCAGCCCGACGAGAAAATCTGTCCTGATGGCGCTGGCCAGCTACTCAGACGAGCGCTGGATGTGCTGGCCGTCGCAACGGACTCTCTCCCTCGATACCGAGTTCAGTGTCCGCGCGGTTCGTAAAGCGCTGTGCGAGCTTGAAGAGCTGAACATCATTGATCGCCGTGGTCGTCGTGACCGCGAGCAGAACTACATGACGGACATCATCCGTCTAAACCCCAAGAACTGGCCGATGCAGACTCGCCGGATCGATCCTGAGGATCGTGAAGACGGGTTAAGCGACGCTGTGGACGCCAGCGGCACCTCGTGCCGCAGCGATTTCGCAGCGGCATCTGACGACCGTGACAGCGGCACCTCGCGACAGTCGCAGCGGTACGTCACGACAGGTCCAGCGGCATCTGACGACACTGGCTCCGGCACCTCACGACAGTCGCAGCGGCACCAGGTGCCTCCTAACTACCAGATAGAACTACCAGCTGAAGAACCAGAAAGAACTACCAGTGTGAATGCGAGCACAGGCGATTGGCCGAAAGACGCATTCGAACAGTTCTGGACTCGCTTCCCCAACAAGGTCGGCAAGCCAGCTGCACGGAAGTCGTTCGATCGCATCGCCAAGACCGGCAAGGTTCCCTGGGCGACCCTGATGAAGGGACTCATGGCCTACGTCCGCAAGGACGATGACCGACAGTGGTGCAACCCCACAACGTTCCTCAACCAGGAACGCTGGGAAGATCAGCCGGCCCAGGTCAAGCGCCAGGGATACACCAAGCCAGGTGCTGCGATCTGATGGCGGTCGATGTCGGGAAGGTTCTTCGAGAGGAGCGGATAGTTCTCCGCTCCATCAAATTCGGAAACCAGTATGCGGTCTGTCCGCAGTGCTCTCACAACCGGAAAGGTTCGCACAAAAAAATCAAATGCCTGAGCGTCAAGATCGACGCCAGTGGGGTCTGTTGGAACTGCAAAAATTGTGGATGGGTCGGAAGTGAGAATGCTAAGCGAGAAACACAGCCGGGGTCTGGAGGACAGAAGCCTGTCGCCCGAACTGGCGGCGGATATGGGGCTCTACAGCGGGCGTCTCTTGCGCGATGGGTCAATCGAGCCTGACGAGAACGGTAACGTCCTCTGCATCCCTTACTTCGAGCGCGAAGACGAGGTGAACGCGAAGTATCGCTGGTCCAAGGACGGCGAGCGTCGCTTCATGCAGAAAAAGGATGCGACCAAGACGGTCTACAACGCCAATGTTCTCCTCAACGAGGAGACGCTGCTGGAGCTGGAGGCTGCGACGTCCGCCCTGCTCTGGACCGAAGGTGAATTCGACACCCTTGCGGCGATCGAGAGCGGCCACCCGCATACGATCTCCGTGCCGGATGGCGCACCGCCTGCCCGCGACAAGAACGGCCGGCTGATTGCCGTGCCGGATGACGATCGCGACATCGACCCGAATGACGACGACAAGTTCGCCTTCATGGGTCGACTTATGGAGCAGTTGCAGCGGGTCAAGATCCACATCATCGCAACCGATGGTGACGAGCCGGGCCGTCGGCTGGCGAAGGAGCTGGTGCGACGCATCGGCGCCGCGAGATGCCGATGGATCGAATACCCTACCGACGAAGTCGTGCCGGATCGTAAGACCGGAGAGCTGCGGGCGTGCAAGGACATCAACGAGGTCAAAAAATACTTCGGTCCAGAGAAGGTCCGCGAGCTGATCGAGCTGTCCAAGCCTTGGCCCGTGCGCGGCCTATTCCGCCTGTCCGACTATCCTGAGCAGGATCTGCCGGCCATGTGCAACACCGGCATCTCGAAAGACCTGGACGAGATGATGAAGATCTATCCCGGCCAGTTCATCGTAGCCACAGGCATCCCGAACGTCGGTAAATCCACCTTCTGGAACCAGGTTTGCGTCCAGATGGCGAAGGTCCACAAATGGCCGCAGGCGATCTTCTCCGGCGAGAAGGACGTCAAGCCGTTCCTGGCCCGCGAGCTGATGACTGCATTCCTGGAGAAAGAGCCTGAACGCTGGACGAGCGAGGACCGCAAGCGAGCGGAGGCCTTCGTCGAGCGCTACTTCCAGTTCATCGACTACGAGCCGGATGGTAACGGCCCGGAGATCGATGTCGAATACCTGCTCAATGCGGCGGCGACCGCAGTGTTTCGCGATGGTGTCAAGATGCTGACGATCGATCCGTGGAACGAGCTGGAGCACGAGCGGCCGGCGAACAAATCGCTGACGGAATACATCGGCCACTCGATCAAGAAAATGAAGCGCTTCGGAAAGCAGTTCAGCTGTGCTGTTGCCGTCGTAGCGCATCCAACGAAGTTCGACTCCGAAGGCGTGCCCGGGCTGTACAACATCTCGGACTCCGCACATTGGGCGAATAAATCGGATCTCGGCATCGTGGTTCACGCCAAGAAGGACGACGCACCGAATGCCAGAGAGATCCACATCAAGAAGGTCCGACTGAAGCGCATCGCCGGCAACACCGGCATCGTGACGTTGGACTTCAACGAGAACATCGGGCTCTTCCAAGAGTCACAATTCTGATTTTGGACTTGATCGAATGCTAACAGCATGCTAATGCAAACAGAGAAAGAGGAGAGAGTGAATGGCCGGAACCGTTAACAAAGTGATCCTGGTGGGTCGCGTGGGCGCAGACCCCGAGATCCGTCAGGCTGGCGACAAGGACGTCGCGAACCTGCGCATCGCCACCAGCGAAAGCTGGAAGGATAAGCGCTCGGGTGAGTGGCAGGAAAAGACCGAGTGGCACAGCATCACTGTCTGGGCCGAAGGCACCATCAAGTACATCGAGAACAACGTCAGCAAGGGCGACCTGATCTACATCGAAGGTCAGCTCGAAACCCGCAAGTACGAGAAGGACGGCGTCGATCACTATAAGACGGACGTCGTGATCCCGGCTTTCGGTGGCGCGCTGAAGAGCCTCGTCAAGAACGATCGCGATGGCGGTGGTGATGATCGCGGTTCGGACCGCGGTGGTGATCGCGGTGGCCGCAGCGGCGGTTCTCGCAACGACGATCGCGGTGCCAACAGCCGCAACAGCTCCCGCAACGATGATCGCGGCAGCAAGGACAGCGGTTCGGATCGCGGTGGTCGCAGCAACGATCGCGGCAACGACCGCAACGATGACCGCAGCAGCTCGCGCAACAGCGGTTCCCGCAACAGCGGAAACGGCAGCTCGTCGCGCGGCGGCGGAAAAAACGACATGGATGACGACATCCCCTTTTGAGGGAGATGACCTGCTGACCCGATTGAGAACGGGTCAGTTCATCTAGAGCTTCCTCGCGTGCAGCGAGGATTTCGGAGGGGCGCCTATTCCTGGTGCGTGCGTTAAGGCGCCCCTCCACCTGCATCACCCCCATGCACGATTTCGAACGGAGCTACCATGAGAGCCTTTCTTCTCAGCGCTGAAGCACTCGCAGCTATGACTGCGCACGCTGATCAATCCGACAACGCCCCGCAGGGTCTGTCGATCACCGACCTTCTGTCGTCGCAGACCAAGGAATGCGGCTGCCCGCCGGGCGCATGTGCCGCAAACGACAACGACGAACTCGAAGAAGGGTTCGACAGCGCCGCCGGAGTCCTAGGCGAGGTCGCTGATCGCCAGGACCGCTTCATGCAGCACCATGCTGTCGGGCAGCTCGGCGCCATCCTCAACAATCTGACCTTCGCGACCGGCATCTACGCTCGGCTCGTCGATGAAGTGCTGGTCAACAGCGATGACTGAGAAGGTCGTCACACGGCTGGACGTCGCACCTGGCGTCCTCGCTGAATACTACGACTGGGTGAAGGGTTCGCAGCACGGTGACGTGCTCGTCTATTGGACGGGTGACCTGCAGTTCGATCGCTCTGTCGCGGTCCCGTTCGACGACGTGATGCGCAGCCAGGAGAGGCTGCAGATCACGTCTCTCAACATCATGGCCTCTCGCGTCCTGGACGACGCGAAGGATGGGCTGATCACCCTGACGCAAAAGCGTCTCGGTCAGAACCAGTTCGAATATCGGGCCACCCGCGTGCGGCGGTCCTATGGCACTGAGGCAAACGCCCGCAATGACAACCTCGTCACTGCTTGAGACCAAGAACAAAGCACTGAGCTGGCTCACCCATGGTGGTGAGCTGGCCTTTGCCTTGAAGGGCGACCGCGCTCGGCACATCGACGTCATCTGGTCGCTGCTTAGCGAGGCTGTCGCAACCGTCGACAATATCCCCGATCAGGAAAAGCGCTGGCTCACGTCCGGCCATCGCTCCGGCGGCTGGAACATGATTGGCATGACCCGTGCGGACATGCTGGAGATCGACCGCATCCGCTTGCTCTCAGCGATGAAGCCTTATGACGGACAAACCAAGTGCGCGCCACAGCGCGATGACATCGATCGAGCCCTCGGCGTCCTCGAATGGATGCGGTGGTGCAACGCTGCACGCCTGCCAGACCGTCTTGCAAAAGCGGCTATCGCGCTTGCTCGCGGAGGAGATCAAGAACTTGTACATCGGCTTTACTGCCCGACGCGCAAGCCGAACCGCCAGAACGTCAACGAAATTCGAGCCCGCACGGCCGGCTACATCATGACCGGCTTGAAGAATGATCATGGAATCATCCCATGCAACGGATGGTCCTTCCAGGAGACACACTGATGATGTTGCCGTTGCCCCTCTGCATCAACGTCGAAGAGATCGTCGCCAATTCCTTCAAGGATTTTCACACCAAGGGCTTCGATTACATCTGCCTGAAGCGCTCGCCGACTGAGACCGTGAAGCTCTACTTCTTCGATGGCGATGTGGCGAAGCTGCCGGAGGTCGTTGCTCCGCACGATCACCGCTACGATTTCGCGACTTGGGTCGCTGCCGGAGCCAGCGAGAACGTCTGGTTCAAACGTGACGACAAGGAAGGCGAAGTCTTCAACTGGTTCGAATACCGCACTCCCCTGAATGGGGGAGACGGCTTCACCTTCGTCGGTGAGGAACAGTTGAAAGAGGTCGCGCGCCGACAATTCAAGAAGGGCGACAACTACTCCATGCACGCCGCCGATCTTCACACGATCAGAATTGTCGAGAACGAGACAGTCCTGATGCTGATCCAGCACGAGGATCTGGTGCCGCTCGATCGACCTACGTCGACCTTCTCAATGGGGAATGCCCCATCGATCGACGGCCTCTACTCGAAGTTCAGTGCGGACCAGGTCATCGACCGACTGCGGAAGTTCGAGGAGCGGACCGGACACCTATTCAAGAGCGCTGGCGCCCGTGCAGCAGCCTGAAAGCAAAGCTGTCGCCGACGCTCAGCTTCGGATGCATTCCGCGAGGGATGTGTTCGAGGCAAGCCTCTTTCATCTGAAGGCGATCTTCGAGAGCAATCACACGCAGGAGAAGGTCGAGATGGCCAGGTCCGCGGTGGTCTCCGCCGGAGAAGCAATCGCCGACTGCATGCTCGACATCCTCTGGATCAGACTCCGTGAAGCGGGGCACGACCCAGCACAACGGAGACGGAAATGAAGGACTGCCTGAACTGCATTTACAGCACCTACGTCGGGAACGTCATCCGCGTTCTTGGTTGCACCGCCCCTGGTATCGGCCAGGGCACGAAGGTCCGTCCCGCCGGTATGGAGCGGCATGACCAAGCTGGCGTCTGCGGCCCGGACGGCAAGATGTTCGTCGAGACGGCGGTGCCGGCGCAGGATGTCGCGTGAGACGGATCGTCCTCGATACAGAAACGACCGGCCTCAACTTCGCTGAGGATCGGATCGTCGAAATCGGTTGCGTCGAGATTGACGGTTTCAATCCGACTGGGAAGACCTATCACGCCTACGTCAATCCGCTTCGTAAGGTCCATCCGGAAGCGTTCCGTGTCCACGGCCTGAGTGACGTGTTCCTGGCGTCGAAGCCGACCTTCAAGCGGGTCGTCAATCGCTTCCTGAAGTTCATCGGCGATGCGCCGCTGATCATTCATAATGCGCCGTTCGACACCCGCATGTTGAACGGTGAAATGAAAAGGCTCGGTCTCCCTAACTTGGAGAACGAGATTATCGACACCCTGAAGATGTCGCGAGACCTGCGACCGGGCGGTAAGCACACGCTCGATGCGCTTCTCAGCGCCTACAAGATCGACGGGAGCCGTCGTAGCCAACACCACGGCGCGCTCATCGACTCAGAGCTGTTGGCTGAGGTCTACGTCGAGCTGTGCGGCGGACGACAGATTGGCTTCGGCCTTGTCGTCGAAAAGGCTGTGGAAGAGGTGATGCCGGTTCGTCGGCGCTCTGCTCCGCTGGCAAGCCGGGTGACTGACGAGGACCGCGCGGCACACCGCGCTTTCGTTGAGACACTCGGAGAGAAGGCGATCTGGAACGAGTATCTGGCGCCGAAGGAAATCGACAAGGCGGCCTGATTGGCCGCTCCAAGGGCGGAGCTGTGCCCGCTCACTTGCACGAATTGAAACAAGGAGAACGACAATGCAAACTGCACGATATCGTACTGGCAATATCGGTATGTCCGACGCCGCCCGCGACGCCCGTCGTGGATCGCTCGGCGGATCCGATGCCCGCATCATCATGTCCGGCAACCAGTCGGCAATCGAAGAGCTGTGGGCGCAGAAGCGCGGAGAAGCGCCGGACACCGACCTGTCTGACGTGCTGCTGGTCCAACTCGGCAATATCACCGAGGCGATCAACGCCGACTGGTTCGAGAAGGAGACCGGTCTGTTCGTCACCAACGAACAGGACAAGGTCCACTATGCCGAGTGGGAGTTCGCTCACACCACTCTCGATGGCATCGTCCGATCGGCTCGCGATCTGACAGCGCCGAGCCGCGGCATCGTCGAGTTCAAGTACATGCTGCCCTTCAACTTCACGAAGGAAGGCGCTGTCGAGAAGTATTTCCCGCAGCTGCAGCACAACATGATGGTCACCGGCGTGAAACACGCCTGGATCTCCATCATCACTGGTGCCGGCGGGTATTACCTGGCCGAGGTCGATGCCGACATCTTCTACCAGATGAAGCTGCTCGATGAGCTGAAGAAGTTCTGGGATTGCGTCCAGACCGGTCGCCTGCCCGGCGTTCCGGAGGTCGTCATACCTCAGATCGAGCGCGTCAAGAAGATCGACATGACTGGCGACAACCAGTGGGGCGATCTCGCTGCCACGCTGATCGGCACGAAGACCTATGCCGAGCGCCATGAGAAGGCGAAGAAGGACATCAAGAAGATGTTCCCGAACGACGCTCAGGAGGCGTCCGGCTACGGCGTGAAGATCAGCCTGTCGAAGGACGGCAAGACGCTGATCAACCTCGACAAGAAAGAGATCGAGAAGTTCGACAACGACAACGGGCTCGCTCCCGCTGTCGAAGCCAAAGAAACGAAACCGAAGGCGCCTCGCAAAAAGGCAGCCGCCAAAGCCACTGAAGAAGCGGCGTAAGGAGAAAGACAATGGCAGGACGCAGCAACAAGAGCGCCAAGCTGGATGCGATCTACGACGTGTTCGAGAAGCACGGCGTCAAGCTGGATCGCGACTCGATCTGGGATGTCCAGGGCACGCCCGTCGTCAAGCACAAGGACGTCGAGCGCCTCGGCGCCAAACTGAACATCAAGTACGACATCCCCACCCTCATCCGCTCCGAGCGTGATGAAGCTGTGATCATGGTCGTCGGCCGGCTCGGCGACCGCATGGAGTGGTCGATCGGAGAGGCGCTGATCAACAAGGAGGGGCAGCCGGGTGGCAACTACAAGGTCACTGGAAAGCAGGCTGGCTACGTCTACGCTATGGCCGAGAAACGCGCCAAGGACCGCGTGATCCTGAAGCTCGCCGATCTGCATGGCGACGTCTACTCCGAAGAGGAGGCTGATGATTTCAAGGAAGAGGGTCGCAACAACAGCCGCAGCAACGATAGCCGCTCGGCGAACGACAACCGCCAGTCCGGAAAACAGTCGGAAAAGTCGACCGATGACGAGATCGTGGAAAAAATCCGCGACTTCAAGATCGAGGTTGATGAATGCAACAGCCGGCAGGATCTGATCGACCTGATGACCAGCAAGGATACGGGAAAGTTCTTCTCGACCCTGACTCCCGACGAACATCAGGACATCCGCAAATATGCGGAAGATCGACTGGCCGAGGTTGATCAGCCGAAAGCCGCCAACGGCTGATGGCCACGCGGTCCAAAGCTGACGCTTACATGGAACTGGCAGTCTGGGGGATCGGCATGGCGCAAACGCCTGCCTTTCTCAGATCGACGTGGGCTCACGAAGCTCGCCATCGAGAAGAGTACGGTCTCTCAGACGACCAGATCGCGGAGTTGGTCAGGCTCTGCAAGCTCAGAGTCATCGAGCTTGAAGAGAACGCCGCTGCCATTGCAGCAGATCAGAAGCCGACGAGGTCACGATCGAGACCCGCGCGGCGTGGTGCAGCAATCTGAGGAACCATGTCGAACAACAAATCGAAGAACCAATGGATCCTCGTCCGCAAGGTTGAGGGAAAGCTGGTGGCGCATGCGCCATACGACGAGGCGATGTTGGATCGCTTCCAGGACAACGTGCCGCTGCGCATCCAGTTGGCGCAGCCCCGCAGCGGTCCGCGTCACCGACTCTACCGCGTGATCCTGCGCATCATCGTTGAGAACACCCACCTGTTCACGACCGAGGACGCCCTGCACAAGACCCTGCTTGTGGCGTGCGGGCTGGTGGAGCCGGTCATCACGACCCGTGGCGAGATCATCATGTGCCCGTCGTCAACGGCGTTCGAGGCCATGCCGGAGGAGGAGTTCAAACCCTACTTCGATGAAGCCATGCAGGTCATCGCGTCGGAGATCATCCCCGGCATCGATCTCGAAGAGCTGCTGTCGGAGGCCCGGGGCCAATCGAAATACAAGGAGGCGGCGTAATGACGCCGATCGAGATGGCGCAATCATGCGCCCAGGCCATTCAGGCCACCCAGCAGTTCGGCGGCGACATGAAGGAGGCGGCGTTGCGCCTCACGATGCCAGGCCCCTGGAAACCCCCGAAACGCTTCCCGCGGGGCCGTCTGGATATCGTCCATGACGATGGCCGGCGGGTGTTCTGCTTCAGCGCCGTCAACGTGCTGGCGTGGCTCGTCGGCAACGAGATGGTCGAGGTGAAATACGTGCCTGTCGAAGGCGGCACCCGAATGGAAATCAAGGAACTGAGCTGATGTTCATAGCGTGGCATGACACCCTCACCGTCTTCGTCTTCGTCTGGTTCTTGATCGGCGCGCTCGCATCGGGAGGCATGATCTGGGTCTCGATGGGGTTCACCGGCAAGTTTCCTTGGGAGGCGATCCCGATCTTCTTTTTCGCGCCCATCATCCTGCTGGTCCGCATCTGCGGCCCGGCGCTTCCCATCGTCCTGGCGCTGGTGCTGGCAGGGGCCATTGCATGGCTGTTCAGATGGGCGATTGCATAAATCCGCTTGACCGCTTGATCGAATGCTAATATCAAATGCTAATGCAAAGAGAGCTTCCCAAGGGTCCGCCGATTGGCTGGCGTAAGGCCATTCCGGTCCTTGTGAAGCTCAAGGTCGTCGTCCGCCAGGATAGCAGATGCACGACCTGCGGTGAGCGTCTCGGTCAAGTCGAAGATACGGAGTTCGACCACATCCCAGCTCTCCAGCTGCGGATCTGGTGCGATGAAACGAAAGACACCATCCCGCCTGCCAACGACGAGAGCAGCATCTTCGCGAAGCACTCCGACTGCCATGCGGTGAAGACCTTCGGCACCAAAACCACCAAGCGTGGTGCCGATGTGACTGAGATCGCCCGGACCAAGCGGATCGCCAAAGAGACGGAAGAGTTTCGACGGCGGATGCTGGCCAAGGGTGATCCCGATGCGCCTTCGGAAGAGGTGCGCAAACCAAAAAAGAAATGGCCGAGCAGACCGTTTCCGAAAAAGGGATCGCATGGATCATCACATCAGGGACGTGAAGAAGGAGGCTGAGCTTCTCATTGCTGCCGGCGAGATCGACGAGTTCGAACTCGCACACAACAAGAAGCACAACGTCATCCGCTTCAGAGTGAGAGGCGCATGGAGATCGGTCTCCTTCGCCAAGACACCTCGCACCGCATACTGCAACAACTTTACCCGCCAACAGATCAGGCGGGTGATCAGAACTATGCCCTAGCGTTTGTTCGAATTGAAAAGGAATATCATGAGAGGCTTCAACGACACGACACTCGGGATGCTGCATGCGCATCATCTGATCACCGAGCAGCAGAACCGCCGCGCCGCTGCGCCGCGGAAGCCACGCTACACCTACGAGAAAGCCGGCACCGCGGTCCACGCCACGCACTGCATCTCGCAGTACAAGCGCGATCAGATCAACGGTCTGCTCAACGAGCTGTCGGGCGTCGATCCCGACAACGGCGACCTGGTCAAAGACCTAATCACCCAGATCACCAAGTTGCCGACGAAATTCGTGTCGATCAAGCGGGCAATCCCGATCGCTCGCGGAAAGACCTATCCGTATCGCTCGGCGAAGCGCACCGCGCCGCTCCTGCAAGCAGCGTGATCGAGGTCACCGCGACCATCGGCAATGGTCAGCGAGTGACCCTGCCCGGAGGCGGGTTCGCTCTGCGTGGTGTCGTCTTCGGCGACATCAAGGGACGCTATCGCGACGGCTGGTTCGTCTACACCTCGCAAGTCGTCGAGGAAGTCGAACAGAACGTCTTCAAGACAGCGTCCGGCAACATCTACCGCGTCGAGGGATGGTTTCCGCCATCCAAGGCGACGGCCAATTACACCACGCTCCCCCACGACCTGGTGCTCCCACCAGTCTGAATATTGAGGCCCAATGAGAGTTGATCGGAAGTTCACCGTTGCAGGGCAGTCGCCCTATAGCGGCATCGAGTTTCGGAAGGCGACCAGCGAAATCCGCAAGCCGGATGGCACGGTCGTGTTCCGCATGGAAAATATCGAGGTGCCTGCGGCGTGGTCGCAGGTTGCCGTAGACGTGCTTGCGCAGAAGTATTTCCGCAAGGCCGGCGTCCCGCACAACCTGATGCGCGATGACAGCGAGCCGATCGTCCCGACCTGGCTGCGTCGCAACTACGGCGCACCATACCCCGCCGATCAAGAAGCGCAGCACACCGGACCCGAAATGTCCGCCAAGCAGGTGTTCAATCGCCTCGCCGGCTGTTGGACCTATTGGGCGTGGAAGGGTGGCTACTTCAACGAGTCCATGAGCACCCACGTCACTCGGGCCGACCTGAACAGCTCCGCTGAAGCCAATGCGCTCGCGTTCTACGACGAGCTGGTGTTCATGCTTGCCAGCCAGATGATCGCACCGAACAGCCCGCAGTGGTTCAACACGGGTTTGCATTGGGCATACGGCATCGATGGGCCAGCTCAGGGTCACTACTACTTCGATCCCGACGTGGTTTCTTCGATCACCGTCGAAAACGGTTTCCCGGCATCTGACCCGGTGATGGGTAAGCTGATGGCTTCGGCCTCGTCTTACGAGCGACCGCAGCCGCACGCCTGTTTCATCCAGTCGATCGGCGACAACCTCGTCGAGGATGGCGGCATCATGGACCTGTGGGTCCGCGAGGCTCGCCTGTTCAAGTACGGCTCCGGCACCGGCACCAACTTCTCCAACCTTCGCGGGACCGGCGAGAAGCTGTCCGGCGGTGGCACGTCATCAGGCCTGATGTCGTTCCTCAAGATCGGCGACCGCGCTGCTGGCGCCATCAAGTCGGGCGGCACCACTCGCCGCGCTGCCAAGATGGTCGTGATCGATATCGACCATCCAGACGTTGAAGCCCTGATCGACTGGAAGGTCGAGGAAGAGCAGAAGGTCGCCGCGCTGGTTGCTGGTTCGAAGTCGATTAATAAGGCCATGCAGGCCATCAACGACGCCGTTGCTGACGGCCACGAGTTCGACCCGAGCGAGAACGAGGCACTGCGCAAAGCGATCCGCGACGCCCGCCGCGCCAACGTGCCGGACACCTACATCAACCGCGCTCTGCAGATGATGCGGAATGGGGAAGATCCGACCAAGTTCCCGGTGTTCGATACGGACTGGCAGTCTCAGGCCTATGAGACGGTGTCGGGTCAGAACTCGAACAACACCGTGTCGGTCACCGACCAGTTCATGCGTGCCAGCGAGAACCCGAACGCACAGTTCGATCTGAAGGGGCGCATCACTGGTGATGTGATGAAGCGAGTGAATGCCTACGATCTGTGGGACAAGATCGCCTTTGCGGCGTGGCAGTCTGCTGATCCGGGTCTGCACTTCAACACGACAATGAATGACTGGCACACCTGCCCGGCCGGTGGTCGCATCCGCGCGTCCAATCCGTGCTCGGAATACATGTTCCTCGACGACACCGCCTGCAACCTGGCGTCAGCGAACCTGATCAAGTTCCTCAAGAACGGTCAGTTCGACACCGTCGCGTTCGAGCATGTCTGCCGGCTGTTCACCATCGTGCTGGAAGTGTCCATCTATATGGCGCAGTTCCCGTCGAAGGAGATTGCTCAGTTGTCCTACGACTACCGCACCATCGGTCTTGGCTACGCCAACATCGGCGGTCTGCTGATGACCATGGGTCTGCCCTATGACTCTCCGGCTGCTCGGGCTCTCGCTGGTTCGATCACTGCGATCATGACCGCGACCTCCTATCGCACCTCGGCAGAGATGGCGCAGGAGATGGGTCCGTTCGTGAGGTTCGACGAAAACGCGGATTCGATGCTTCGCGTGATCCACAACCATCGCGCCGCGGCAACGGGTGCGCCGTTCGTGGGGCTTTCGATCAACCCGCCGTACCTCGATTGGGGTAATCAGCCGCAGAAGAACCTCGCCGAGCGCGCGGCGACGCTATGGAATGAAGCCTACGAGCTGGGCAGCCGACATGGTTTCCGCAACGCCCAGACGACCGTCATCGCCCCGACCGGGACGATTGGCCTCGTCATGGATTGCGATACCACAGGCATCGAGCCCGACTTCGCGCTGGTGAAGTTCAAGAAGCT